TAAATTATAAATTATGTCACTATTATCTAGCCATTTTTAACCCTCCTACACCTGATATAATCTCAAATGTATTAATTCTCTCTTCAAACACTTTTAAATCATAATTATATAGGTTTAAATCAAATAGGTTTTTTCGTGTTCCAATTTCATTCCCATCAACATCACATAGTGGGGTATAAACAGCATCAGGATTTACTGGAGGATTTATAGTATTTATTACAAATTGGATTTTATCAAACTTATCCATATTCATTACTCCACTTGGTTGATGTTCTCCTAATTTATTATTTAATGCGTATGAATACATATATAAGCCATCTTTTATACAATTATCGCTATGTTCGTATTTCTCTATGTAATTATATATACCCGCGTCTAACTGGTTCTCTCTAAATTTACCATCTAATAAAACAGACATATTGAGTAATATATTCCGCGTGTTCAATGTAACACTAGAATTATCAAAAGACCCAGTAGTAAATACAAATAATGATGGTGATTGTGCTGGATCATTAGAGAGAGTAAATGGTATAGTCGAATAAGCCCAATTTGTATAATTTGACCAAGTATTTCTTAAATATACGTCACTCCTCCTAAATCTAAATAAATAACTGCTTACGATCCCGCGAGATTCCAAATCAACTGTATTGCTACCAGTAACATTATGATATTCTTTTTCATACACATCTTTTATTAAATAACTATGGTTTTTGGTTGCGAAATAATTTCTCTCTTCATCACTCAAAAAATAATATGTACTCATTAAATGTATATCTGCTTTCCAAGTATTTGAATTGTATAAAACATTGTTGTTCGAATCCATGGGGGGAGATAAAAAATTATAAAGTTGATGTTTATCAATATTTATATTTGGTGCTATGTATGGATACGAATTAACACTATCTTCTACATCACGTATTGTGTATAGTTCTTTTATAGCTCTAAATTGTATTTTTATCTTTATCTCAGCACTCTGTAATGCTACTAATGGGATGGAATAACTAGGCGTAGATGTAAACCATGCTTCGATAGGGATATATAATTTTCGTCCAGAAATAGAAGGGCGTATATTTGAATTTGGTAGGTCTGGATTGTATGCGTTAGGGTATGTATTTACTCTATCATATGCGTTAGCCGGGTCATTAAAATCTACCGTATTGCCTGTCATTAAATTCCACAATGTTTTCTTCTCCTTATTCTCATCTCTCTCTATAACATTTGCGAAATACTCACCACTATATTTTGCCATTATTTGCCCGTTAATAGTTATCTCCATCTCCTTTATGAGATTTGACCCTAATTGTTCAATCCATTTAAACTCGTAACCAGTCCATTCTTGTGATGTGGTATTAAAATATAATGTCGACCATATATTAGGGATTGTAATAACTACATAAGTTTTTCCTAAAAGGTCAGCATATCGTGGTATCTTAAAGTCCATTGTAGTATCACTATTTAGACTAAGACCCCTCTGCCCTTCGTAATCAATCCTAAATTTTTGCATTCCAAAATTTGTAATTGTTTTAAATGTAGATCTAAAATATGATTTTTTAGGATTTCCATAAATAATAATATTTTGTTGTCCGTAAGCTTTTATGCTTAAAAGTCCTCCTGCCATTATTAAAATACTATGTTATAATTTTAAATTATAATAAATTACTTATTTATTTGGGGATTTATATCCATCTAACAAAACATTTATATTTTCAATCATTTATCAGATAGTTCAATAAAAAAGTTTATTTTATATATATAATATAACTATGGATGATACAAAAAAGGCTTTATCTGTTGCAGGGGATAAAATGAAACAAATGATGGGAAATATTATAAATAGTGAAAATAAATATTATATACATTTAGCATTAGTTGTTCTTATAATAATATTTGTTTCTATTACCACATTATACGTAATAAATCAATTCACAAAGAAAAATAGAGATTTGAAATATATGAAAAAAGATTTAGAAGCAATCGATAAGACAATTGTTAATATAAATGATAATGACGCGTTATTTAAGCATAATATACGAGATTACTATATTATGAGCAGTCATAATTCTTGTTGTGATGGTTCTTATGAAAATAGTTATGTTTCATTGGATGCATTGAAATCAGTTATATTCAAAGGTGCTAGAGTATTAGATTTTGAGGTGTATTCTGTTGATAATAAGGCGGTAATATCAGCGTCTGATAAGGATAGTTTTTATGAAAAAGGGACATATAACTCTCTTAATTTTGGTTCAACAATGAACGCCATAGAGAGATTTGCGTTCTCAGCAGCTACAGCACCCAATTATGACGATCCACTTTTCTTACATTTCCGCATCAAAAGTAATCGTAGTGTAATTTTCGATGAAATGGCTAATAGTATTTCATCCGCGTTTTCAAGTCGTCTATTATCACCTAAGTATGGAAAAGAAAATAATGGGGAAAATTTAGGTGCGGAACCATTATTAAACTTTAGAGGTAAAGTAATTATAATGTGCGATAAGTCCGTAAATACGGGATTTGAAAAGACTAAACTGGATGATTTAGTTAATATTGCGTCAGGTGGTGCGTTTGTGCGTAGTATTCGTGATTATGATGTAAAATATACCCCAAATGCTCAAGAACTAATTGATTATAATAAAAAAAATATGATTCTATCTATGAATGATTTATCCACAAGAAGCGATAATATGGACGCAGGGATACATCATAAATATGGTTGTCAAATGGTATGTATGAATTTCCAAAATGTAGATAGTTATATGGTATATTATCTTGAATTATTTAATAACTCTAATAGTGCATTTATATTAAGACCGGAAGAACTGAGATTTAAACCACTATTAATAAACGCTCCAAAGAAACAAGACCCTAAATTATCATACGCCCAGAGAAAAATACAAAAACCTTATTTTAGCCATGTATTATAATTATATCTTTATCTATATCTATATCTCATAATCTTATTCATATCATTAATATCTTTATTTTTATCTATATCCATCCCTCCCTATCCATATATGTATCTTGTCAAAAATAATATATAATATTTTATATTCATATTATATATATAATTAATTATAAGATTATAGAACTCTTATAATGAAAACAAAAAAACTCAAAATAAAGAATAAATTATGTACCCCAGTTATGACATTCCAACAATGCGAATTAGCCATATTAAGAAATGCTGTTGATGAAATAGGACTTAAAGAACAGATTGAACTCGTTAATTCAGAAGAAGTTAAAAATATAATATTGGTGGTTGAAGAATTCCTTGTAAAAGAGAAACTAATATGTTATGGTGGAACAGCAATTAATAATTTATTACCCGATCAAGATAAATTTTATGACAAAGAAGTTGAAATACCAGACTATGATTTTTATTCATACGATGCCATGAAACACGCAAAGAAACTAGCAGATATATATCATAAGAAAGGATTTACTGATATTGAGGCTAAGGCAGGAGTTCATTTTGGCACATATAAAGTTTTTGTAAATTTTATACCAGTAGCAGATATTACACAAATACCCGAAGAATTATTTAAATCAATAAATAAAGAAGCGGTTACCGTTGCGGGTATTCGATACTGCCCTCCAAATTTTCTACGAATGGCAATGTATTTAGAATTATCACGCCCTCGTGGCGATGTATCACGTTGGGAGAAGGTATTGAAACGCCTTATTTTATTAAATAAGCATTACCCATTAATGGGCGATAACTGTAAATTAGAGGATATACAGCGTGAACTAAATGTTGACCTGGATATTATAACTGAAAATGAAGAAGAGACTATTTATAATACATTATTGAATTCATTTATAGACCAAGGATTAGTATTTTTTGGTTCCATGGCAAATAGTATGTATATGAAATATTACGACAGTGGATATGAGTATAAAAGAATACCGGATTTTGATGTTTTATCTGAAAACCCCGAATTATCAGCAACTATAATTAAAGAATTGCTCGAAGAAGAAGGTTTAAAGAAAGTTAAAATACGAAAACAAGAAGGCGTTGGAGAGATAATTGCACCACACTGGGAAATAATAGTAAAGGGGGAAACATTGGCATTTATATATAAGCCTATTGCGTGTCATAGTTATAACGTGATAAAGTTGAATAATAAGAAAGTCCATATAGCAACAATTGATACAATGCTGAGTTTTTACTTGGCGTTTTTATATGCTGATAGGTCGTATTATGATAAAAACCGTATTGTATGTATGGCAGAATATTTATTTAAAGTCCAGGAAAAAAATAGATTATCACAGCGGGCTATATTGAAACGGTTCAGTATGGATTGTATAGGAAAACAACCAAATATTTTTGATATTAGGATTGAAAAAAGCAATAAATTTAAGGAGTTGAGATTTAAACGAGGGACAAAAGAATACGATAGATGGTTTTTAAAATATAATCCTGATGATAAAGAAATTTACAAAGAAGTAAAAAAACGAAAAACAGAGAAAAATAGGAATACCGGAAAGAGTAAAACACGAAAAACATTTAAAACACTTAAAACAAAAAACCTTTT